TCATTCGAATATTCTATAACTTAAATCAAATACCTTAGATGGGAGAAGCTTATTTAAAAACTGATTGTAGGGTGTAATATAAATTGGTTCAAATACTTCCTCATCAAAGGAGAAATTTATAATAAACTTATTACAATAATATTTATATAATTCACCAATATAATCACCAATAACACTATAAACTTTATTATTAAAAATAAAACCAACTATGTAATTATTGCTATCAATTATCAGATTATTATAAACAAAACCTTTTTCTTCAAACTCCAAATTAATAATTATTGGAACCTTCGTTCTAATTACTTCTGAAAATAATAAATTTAATTTTGCTGGTCTTCTAGGTATACCCCCAAATTCAAATACAGTTCCACATTTTTTTGCGGTGATTTTATCAAATGTAATATTAGATTTACCATTCTTTAATGTTAATATGCCATTTGAATCAACACTAATATTTGTACCTAAATAATTTGCATTCATTCTTACTATTTCAACGATTCCATCCGCTTCAATTTTTAAAATTAGGTCTATTGATCCTTTCTTAAATTTTATTTCAATTCTATTACTAACTCCCCTAATATCTGAGTCAGTTACTAGTCCATAAAAAGTATTTTTCTTAAGAAAACCTACTTTTTTACCTGTTGAATCATAAAATATAGAATTAAATTGAATTGGAGATTCATTACACTCTTTTTCAACCCAAATTAAAGGCTTACCATGTAAAATTAAAATTATTGGCGTATCTTCAAAGATAGAATTACCAACTTTTAATTTTACATCTTCAATACTTGGATAGTAAGTAGAGTGAGAATATTTATTTGATTTACAAAACGGATTTTTCTTAGCTTCCTTAACAAGTCTTTTAGGTAAGACTCTTCTAGTAACTTTATCGTGATGAAAACTACACAACAAAGCTATTTTATCAGGATGATGCTCAGTTGCTTCACAAAACAAAGGATCAATATGTTCATAATCGACTAAAATAGATCCACAAAAAATGCAACCATACCCATCACTTTGTCTAATTTTTCGCATTATATCTGCTGGAATATTTCTTGACAAACCATTTTTATTAGTTTTTGCATTTGGGTACATATTAATATCAGTTAATTTTTAAAATTGAATTAAGGAATAATGACCAAACAATCGTTATTTGGTCATTAGACTTTAGATTATATTTTGTGAAAAATAAAGTAATTTAAAATATTAAAATCTTATTCTTCACATCATTCAAAGCACTACACTCATTGTATTTGACAAGAGTATCAATAATCCATAGTGTAATTTCTTTACCCTGCCCTGACTCAAGTTTTAAAAGTTTAGGGCAAGGTATGATCAGATTAGCTGGAATCGTCGGAGATAAGTGAGCTGATGATGCGCAAGCCGTCATCATCAATACAAACGTTGTTATAAACAGGACGCTCAATGATCTTTTGCACTTCACGGGTAACTGTTTCGACTTTGATACGTTGTTCTGATTTAAGTTGCTCATAATCTGCGCTCACTTTGTTTATTTTGTTTTGTTTGTCGATTAATGCTTTTTGCTGATCATCTTTAAGTTTTTGAAGCTTAGCTGAGCATTTCTGTTCAGCTTCTTGAAGTTTTCCACTTAGATGATTTGTATATGCAATTTGCACCAGGTATAAAAAAATATAGACCGCAATTGCGATCCATTTTTTATATTTCCATAAGATTGTGGCTATCGGCATTTACTGCACCCCTATACATTTGTTATATCGGTCTTGTTGCCTTGTCCAAACGCCATAACAGCCATTAGATCGAACCGAACAATCACGCTTTGCAACGTATTTGTATTTAAGTAATGAAGCACATGCTTGTTTGTATTGCCCTGTTTTAAGATTTCTGAGCATTGATGAGCTATTCCAGTTTGCTTGTCCATAGTTGTAAACAAAATCGAGATATACGTCATATTCAGTCTGAGTAAGCTTCACACCATGCAATGATTTACGAAAAGCTACTTCATCTTTAGCGATGTGAGCTTTGGCAATTTGAACAGCTCGTTCTTTGGTAATCGGCTTATCAGTCATTTTAACTTTTGTGCCGTTTTCGTACTGAGTTGAACCTATCCCAATCGTTGCAACTTTTGCGCTATCTAAATATGGCTTTGGCTCATAGCCCTCATACTTAATTAATGACGTAAAAAAAGCAGCCGAAGCTGCCAGACCTACTACTATATATTTAGTCTTGTTCATAATCTTTCTCATGCATACGCTTGTTGTGTAATTGCTGATCACGCTGATCTTTGCGGTAAGCTGCCCATAGCTGAATGATTAAACCCACTACAGCACAAATTCCCCCTACAACGGCCATCCATTCGGTAGTAGATAATCCCCCATATATAACCATTGATCCCCCTGCTAAATTTGTTGCTAAACCGAATGATGCTGTGCTTGATGTTGCTGGTTCTGCCATGACCTATTGCTCCAGAAAATAAAAAAGCACCTCTGAAGGTGCTTTCAATTCAAATAATATTGGTTTTCAACCAGCTGCTGATTTTTGACAAGATAACGCGGTTGCTCTATCTGGTCCTCTATTTGTAAAACATCCTGACCAGGATCAAGATGTATTCTTTGCTTTAAAAATTCAGGGCATTCAACAACGTTTAAAATGACACCTGTTTCTATACAATAAACTGCAAAATATGCCATTATTTCCTCATTGTCATTGCGTGAATATAACGTTGTGACACGTTCACATTACCACCCGAATCCGAGCGCAACTGAAGCTCAAACGTCCCCGCGATTAAAGTTGAATCGTGTCGAGAAATGTTCAAAGTTCCAGCACTTCGAGCACTTCCTCTAATCTCAACATTGTGATTGTGAATCCCGTCTAGACCCATTGATGCACTTCCCGACAAACTTAAATTATGGCTATGTGAACCCGTTGTATTGGTCGATCCGTTATAGCCATGATTATGTGATGATCCAGAAATGGTTCCAGCTGTCGCACTTTGTGTGTTACCAGAATATGTATGTGAATGACTTCCTGAATCTGTCATTGAGCCACTTACATTCACGGTTATTCCGTGGCTGTGTTGTCCGCTGTTTTGAGTCGTTGTACCTACAGAAGCATAATCAATAAAATGCACCTCCAAATCTTCAAAGACGACAGATCCATTTTTGAGTACTCGACACAGTAAACGCTGACTAGACGTATAACCTACAAAGCTAAATACAGACCCAAAAGTTAAGATCGTATGCCCCATATCCGCAGGAACAGCCAAAGTTTGCACAGTGGTGTAACTCGTACCAATGGTCAGATTCGCTTCAGCAAATGCAGAAACAGGCACTGTCACAGCATTGTCTTTGATCTTCAACGTATCTACAGCTAAATTATCAATTTTTGCAGTGGTAACAGCTAAATTATCAATTTTTGCAGTGGTAACAGCTAGATTGTCAATCTTGGCTGCTTTTACTGACAAATCAACAATGTGAGAAGTATTCACTGATTGATAATCCATCATTGCTGCTTTTAGGTAGGCAGATACAGGGAAAACAGTTCCTGTCACAGGATCAGTAAATGGCGTGGTTCGGAAAATAAATGGATAATATCCCGTACTATTGCCACTCCCGATAGCAAGCGAATCTACATTAAAGACAAATATTCCCTCAACACCATCGTTTGCACCTCCCCATCCAATGACTTTTCCATTCACATCAATCTTTGTGAATTTCTGCCCATACAAACCATCTACTGATTGAGTGACTTCTTGAACGGCCGCTTTATTACCATTCAATTCAGTCTGTACAGTATCTATTCGGCTGGCTTGCGCCATATCTGCTTCGATTCGTGCTGATTGTTCAGACCATACGCCAGCATACCCACCAGAATTACCAATCAAATCAGACTCAGAACCAATCAATGGCGGATTAATTTGCGCATACACGCCATTCAGCATGGTTGTATTTGCAATGACGCGATTATCAACAGCGGTCAAATCGGACTTGACCTGATTTAAAGCACCAGTACTTGCTTTACCATCAAGCTCTAAATCTAAAGCATCGATTAGCACCGCATTTGCATTTGATTTCTCAACTGCAATTTGTGCTGAATTTCGCACAGTTGCTAAAGCTTGATCATTCTCAGCAATATAAGTATCAATCTTTTGTACAGTGGCCTTATCTCCCTCTATACGCGCTTGAACTTCTTGCTGTGCAAAGGCTTGAACATCATTGACTTGCGCAACAGTTGTATCAATGCGTTTACTCAAAACCAGATCACCTTCAATTATTGCGGATTGAAGTGACCAGGTTCCTGCAAAGCCTTGATCATTACCAATCAGATCAGAAGTGGACCCAATTAAAGGTGGGTTCAATTGTGCATACACACCATCGGTTTTTTCAGCAGTCAATTTCAGGTTATCTGCAACAACCTTAATTTCTGATTGTGCAGCTGCTATTCCATCCTCACTAGATTTCTTAACCGTTTCAACAACTTCAAGTACTGCATCATCACCATCAATAATTTGCTGCGATAAGCCATCTTTTGCTTGTTGAATCGCATACTGACGATCAATAATTTCCTGATTGATCTGATCCTTTGTATTCTGAATGTCCTGCTTAATTGGTCCTATTTCAGCATCTACTGCTTCAATATGATCAATCTTAGTTTGCAGATCCTGATGAAGTTGCGTTTCAGTAATCTTGCCTTCCAAAATTTCTAAAATATCCGATGCATCCGCTGAAGTGGTTGCATTGGTCCAGCTTGACCACGGACCAATATTCCCAATTCGATCAATCAGACGAGCACGATAATATTGCTTTAGATTTGGCTGTAATCCTTGCAATGTATGCGTTGTCGTTGGATATGCAAACAATCCCAATTGTGCAATATTACTTACGCCATCAGGTGAAACTTGAATCTCTGTATAAGCGGTATCCAACGCTCCAACGGCAGGAAAACCCCATTCAAGTTTGATACCAAACAAAATCCCTATTGCATTGATAAAAGCCAATGCAGGTGGTATACCTTGCTTTCCCTTAAGCTCTGTAATGATTGAGAATGTTGGCAAAGATGCCACTTCAAACGCATTAATCGCTGTGACTTTTGCTTGATAATTTCCTGAATAAATGCCTTGAACTTCAACAGAATTATTTCCTGTAATGGGCATCTTTATCCAAGAGCCATCATCTTTACGCCATTCGACCAAATACTTAACTGCACTTGCTGCCTGTGGCCAAGAGATTAACATCGTGGCAACCGTTAATCCTTGTTGAACCATCTCATCAGAAGATACTGAAACTGATTCTACAGGCGACTGAATATTCGGATTAATGATGGTGATTGGTCGATCATCAATAAACGTTCCTTGGTCAATCGCATCAAATTTTGCAGGATTGTATTGCAAACCTGTTATTGTGAATTGATGTGTATCATCACGTGTGATTGATACCACTCTAAACTTCATTGTTGCCAAGTCTTGAGCATCAACAACCCACACGTTCTGGGCTGCAACAGAATCGAACGCAGACACAACGGTAATTACTCTGCCATTTTTTGACTGAACAATTCGCGCTTGTGCTTTGCCATCTTCACCATTTACTACAAGACGATCACCAGCCCGACAGACCACATCATCACGATCTACAGTGATGCTTTTTAAATCTGCACTGACCGAAGAAATACGCCCACCGTTTGCACGTCCTGCAAAGATCGGATCAGCAATTTCAATCACTTTTCCAGGTCTAGGGATAAATCCTTCTAGACCGACTTTAAAGGTCACAGTACGTGTTTCAAACTGTTCAGTTTTTAATGCCCAATTTCCTGCACGTTGTGCTTGACCGACGGAAGTACAACCATATGCAGAAATATCTAAAATACGAATACCATATTTAGCAATCGCAGCTTCATCACGCACAATTTCATATTCAGTTTTATAGCGATTTTCAGGATTGTCATAAGCCACTTTGGCAATGGTATGTCGATCACGTGCACGTGTGCCTGAATATTCAAATAGTCCTTTTACAACATTGGCACTGGTGAATGTATAAACCGTGTCTTGCGGAATATCAGCATCACAAACAATGGATTGACCATCCCAATACACGTAAGCTCTAAATGCGCCCGCCATTTTTGATAAAACAGACCAGGCATCATCTTGAGATTGTTCATAAACATTCAAAGTGAATCGTGGTTCTTGACCGCCCTTGCCATCTGGCACAAGCTGATCACAGTATTGACCTAAGCGATATATAGACCACTTATCAATCATTGATGAATTGATGCGATTACCTAGTGCATAACGTTTCGCAGTACATGCATCATAAAAATGCCATGCAGGATTATTGGTATATGCACGTTTAAAAGTACCATCCCATAACCCCGTATAAACACGTGTTTCAGGGTTATAGTTGCTTGGTACCAGGATTTCTACACCCTCACATTCAACAGCCATTTTTGCGACATTTGAAAATGTTTGCGCATCATATCGCAGACCAAGTAAAGCGGTATTTGGATAGCGTAGCTTTGCGTCAATCACTTCAGTGACTGCCTGCACATACATTTTATCGCTGATAAATTCTGAGTTGGTATTTGGGGTTAAACGTCGAATACGCACTTGCCAGCCTGAATCCGCCTTAGGTAGCTCTATGCGATGTGAACGCTCATAGTTAGCTGAGGTTTTATCAGAAATTTGAGTATTTAAAACTTCTGTCCACGTACCGCCATCAGTTTGCACATCAACTGCATAACGGATGGTATATCCCTTTAAATCATTGTTACTCTCATCCTGTTTACGTAATGGTCCCCAGCGCAAGCGTAAACGAACCGCATCAAGCTCTGTATTATTGAATGCTTTCACCCAAGGCGTTTCAGACTTTAACTCAACCCCTATGGCAGTTTCAGATGAAATATCTGGAAAACCTTCAATATAAGTTTGATCGTTTGTACCTTCTCTAAAATCAACACTGACATTTTCAAAGTTCCAATTGCCATTTGCGTCCTGTAGAGGTGTGTCATCTAAAAAAATAGATTGATAACCTCTGGATAGTCCCTTAATTGCCCCTTCAGACAAACCATAAAGGATTTTGATAAAAGTTTTAGATTGTGCTGAGTCAAGATCAATCACTGGCTGACGTGGCTGTTGTGCCCTAGCTTTTGCGCCCTTAATTGTATTCGTCATAAATTCCTCAAGCATAAAAAAAGGCGCTTAATGCGCCAGGACTCAACTTTATTCACATCATGTCTTCAGGATATTGTCCTGCTGAAACAATGAATCCACCAATCTCGCGTTTACCACGCAATACAGGAACAGGATTACCCTGGGCAATTGTCGTTACTGCACCGCCAAAACCATAGTTAGCGCGGTTGCCATCCTGATTTTGGTTGGCGTTTGGATCAACTTTAGGTACCATCATTTGCGCAATACCCCCCATCACCATGCCTGCACCAGCACCAATCAAAGCAACTCCCATATTAGACGTTACCCCACCATTCCAAAAGCCAGCAACGATCAATACAGCACCCAAAATCAGTTGTAGTGCTCCATTATCACCACCTGCACCCATGACCCGAGGTACAATCTTGATTTCTGTTGTATCTGTGAGCATATCTAATTCAGACACACCAATATTGTGACCCGATATGATTCGCCCACTAGATGCATCAAAACACGCTGCTTTTTTCTTGCCACGCTGTTTGGCTTTACTATCTGTAAAAATTGCAAAAGCTAAACCACGTTCATGTGCACCAAGCACAAAGTTTTCAAATCCATCAATCTGGGCAGATAAAGCCCGTATTGCTTCACGCGGACTTGCGACATCAAGCTTAAATTGATGACCAAACATTTGACCCAGTACACCATAGAGCTTAATCGTTTTTAACATCTCTGTGTCTCACTGTGATGGCAACACGTTCTTGCCATTGTTGGCCAAACACTTCTCGCACTGATTTTCGGTTATATGGATGATGTAAAATCAGTGATGTACCCACACAAGGCTCTGTTTGCTCTGATTTCAATGAAGCATGATCACCGAGCCAAATAACCGCATGATTGACATGTTCAGTGCGTCCTACTCGACAAAGCAATACATCACCATATTGCAAGTCTGTAACTTCGGTAAAACCTGCTTTACTGAAATTATCCAAATACAATGAAGCATTTTCAGCAGATTCCCACCAACGGTCCATCCGTTCAAAATCAGGCAATGCAATATTGTATTCACGCTGATAGAAATCACGTACAAGTGAATAACAATCTTGCCAACCATGATGATAATTTCGTCCGATCAAAGGGACTTGGTAGCCGCACGGCTCATATGTCTGAAATTCAATATCAGGATAAGCACATATCACCCAAGGCTTCTGATGCAATTCGATTTGAATTAAGTCCAGTTCAGAAGCTTTTGCAGAAGCATTCGGATGAGAATGTACATAAGCCTGAATTTCACCTATATCTTCAGCGTGTGCAAGATCTACAGGATCTATTTCAAATTGATCATGGTGCGCAGAAATATTTGTACAGCGGACATAGGAGTTACTGACAATTACACCGCAACATTCGACTGGATACATTTCAGCGGCATGCAAATGGATCTCTTTTTTAAGTTTTGCTGATAATTTCATAAATCACCCAATCATGTTGGCTGCTGGTTGACCACCAAAACTGCCTTCATTTTTTCGGACCTTGCAGGAACTTAAACGCCCACTGCATTTATCCAATGCAGGATTGTCTGTAGGTTCATTTTTCTCAGTGAACATGGCTGCACCGGTATAACCGCATTCTTCACCGCGGTAGTCTCCCATCATGCACCAATGACATTGGCTACTGATTTGGCGCATTGGAATTCGTTGACCTTCGAAATCAATTGGATTCGACAATTCAAAAGTCACTTGCTCCATGTTTTCAGAGGTTTTTTGTTCAATAAACCAGAGTTGCTTTTCCGCTTCATTCGATGCTGTTGGATTACCCTGACTAAAATTTTCCGCATCAAGATATTTAGCCAATGTTTCGATAATTGTGAGCTTTGCACCTGCAAAATCATTGAACTGCAAACAATAGGCTGATACTGCATTTTGTAATCCATCAATATTGTTCGCCATTGATAATGTTGGACTTGATGCTTTACCAGATGAGTTCATTTCCAATCCAGTGGCTTGAATAGACATTGCAGAATATGATTGACCTTGCCAAATGATATTGCGCTGCCAAACTTTAGCTGTACCTACATCAAAAACTTTTCCAATTGAGCCAGTATCCGTTCCCATCAATCCACTCGAACCAATCGACGAATAAATCTTTTCCCAATCTTGATAGGAAATATGCCCATGAAAACGTAAAACGCCAGCTCCTAATTTGCTGGCGTCTAATTCAAATAATGTCACGATTCCATCAGCATATAGCTTCTGAAAATCACTGTTGAGGCTCATAAGTTACCTCATCATAAATAGGATTGCCGTTGTCATCGAGCATAGGCACATCATCAAAGATCGGCTGACCTTCACTGTCTAAAGCTTGTACCCATTCAAATACAGTTTCACCTTTATCATTAACTATAGGTTGATTAGTTAAAATAGGTGTCCCATTTTTATCTGTTTGAATGTGAGTAACTGGCTTTTGATATTTTTGCCCATCCACAATGACTGGATTTCCAGCATCATCAAATAGATCTTCATACTTTGTGATATATGTTAGTTGTGGTGCATACTTTACTTGTTGAACCATGCGAGGCTGTTTTTCAGTGCGAGGTACTTTGTGAACTACTGGTTTACTCACAGAATGCAGTCGCACATCAATCCAACGTGGTTCACCATTGGCGTTGTTTGGAATATCAATAGGCATATCTAAATTCGCAACAATATCCCCTTCTTCATTGAGCTTTTTCTTGAATGTCTTAATTTCAAGATCACCACTTTCTAAGGTTTTATATTCAACTGCGCAAATACGATTTCCGTTTGCATCAGTTGGTATTTCAATCCACCAGCCTTCTTTTGCAAACCCTTCAGTATTTTTTATTAAGTAATGGCCAATACCCACTTTCTCAAAAAGTGGATTTTGTTTTGAGGCTTCCTCATTTGCCATAATCTTATCTGCAAATAATTGAACAACTGGTGAAGCAGCTTTAATAAAGCCATTAGAATCAATTGTTGTATTGCCTGAATGTCTTAGTAATTTTAAGGCTCCCCAGCTATTTGCATAACGTGTTCGGATATATACCAAATTTGATTCGACTGAACCAAAATATATTTGCCCACCCCCCCCAGAACTACCACCGTTTACTTCAATGTAATTTCCCCACTGATATCCACCATCTACGACATCTGAATTTTGGTAAAAACCATTGCCTTTGACTGTATTTGCTGAGATATTTTGATTAGAACTACCTAAACCAAATGCTCCAACCTCCATTACATTACCAGCACTTGTGCCCACATAGCGACTTGCTGCATGCGTATTGTTAGTAAAGTTTTCATTTATTTTTGTGCCAGTAGAGCGAAATGTGTCACCGCCTGCTCCACTTGGCGCAGTGCCTAAATTAATTATTTGATATGTCATGATTTTCTCGCAATAAAAAACCGCCTTTCGGCGGCTTTTGAATATTTAATTTAAGGGTAAAAGACTTGGGTGAAGGTTGTGGAGATTTGCCAGAGATTAGAGCCAAGATTCATTATTTGATAATCTCCAGCCTTAACACGGACTTGACCATCTTGAGGGGAGTTCCATAAAAAAGAATCAGCACCTTTGTGATCATCTAGAAATTTTTTTATCTCAATGATTACAGACTCTGGAGCCTTTCGATTAAATGGCCAAGATCCTGATTTGTTGTTTATCCCAACAGAGACATTCTGCTCATATCCATCACCAAACTTACTTGTTAAAACTTTAAAAGTAGTATTTCCAGAGTTACCATCCAAACTGGTTTCCCAACCAAAGATTCGATCACTCATATTAACCCTCGCACTAATTTATATAAAACACCACCTTGCATGCTTTCCTTTTTAGCCCATGCATTCATTGCAAGATTAAGACTTTGAGCGACTTGCTTTTGACCTTGTGTATCTACTTTTGCACCAGTATCAGTGAAAACAATACTTTGAGAAATTTGAACATTTCCAGATGTACTTCCACCCTTGCTTTGATTTGAAAGATAATTCGTTAAATCCTTATTTTGACGGGGTGATAAAACTCTTTCACCTTTGTCTAAATAATAACTAGCCTCTTTCGGAACATAACTTTCACCACCGTGAAAAATACCATCTACAGTCTGAGCAGCAATTACACCAACAGATGCATAACCTAAACCACGCGTAAGCATAGACATAAAACCAGTAGGATCGGTTTTAAGCGCTGCTGTTGCACCAACCTCTGTATTGATGATTGCTTGACCCATTGCAATCACTTGCTGCACCAAAAACATAGTCTTATAAGCAGCGCTTGACTCTCCAGCCGATTCTTTGACCATATCCGTCATAGAACCCCAAACAGTTCCAGCCTGAGATAGTAATGAACCATACATATTTAATTGATCTGTATAGAGTTCATTTCTTAAATCAGCTTCATCTTTGGTCGCCTTAGCGATAATCGCATAACGCTGATCTTGAAATGTCTTTTCAGCATTCAAAATTTGCTGTTTTTTCTGATCATCTGTTAAAGCGTCATCATTACCAATTTTTGAGATCAGTTGCGATTGATCATAATATGAAGTGTCAATACTTCGGTCTACACCAGACTTAAAACTAAACTGCTTATATTCCTGCGGTGTCATTGTTGACTGCGCAATCATATCTCTGCTAGTAGCATCAATATCAGCTAAGGATTTGTTGTACTCGGCAAGTTTCTGCCATTGTAACTGCCTATACTCATTTAGCTCTTTGTCATACTGTGCTCTGATCGACTTTTCACGTAACTGTTTTTCTTGATCAGAAAATTCAGTAGATGCCTTAATTTGCAAAATCTGAATATTTTTTTGTGCTTCAAGCTTGTCACTTTCAGACATTTTGTAAGCATTTAAATCATATTCAAGTTCTGCCTTATTTAACGCCTGTGAATTTGTAAATCGTTCATTTTCAGCTTTGATTAAAGCCTCCTGTTCACTACCTGCAAATTTTAGCGTTAAATCAGCAATTCGTTGTTTATGCTCATTAACTAAAACAACATCTCTATTTTGATAGTCCTTTCGAAGTTGTTCGCGGTCTTTTTCTAACTGCTCAAACTCACGAATAGGATCTGATCTTTCCCCATCCAAAGATGGTGAAAATCCACTTAATGAGGCCATTTTACCTTTTACAATACGAACATAATCCTGAGTTTCCTTAAATGGTGGAATACCACCATATTTATCAACATTCCCAGGTCCTGCATTGTATGCAGCAATAGCCTTATCCCAACTACCAAATTGCTTATATAGTGCGCCCAAGTAACGAGTAGCACCTTCAGCACTTGATTGTACGCTTTTAACATCAACACGATATTGACGAGCTGTACCAGGCATAAATTGAAACGAACCTTGAGCGCCTACTGGCGATGTAAGTAAACTTCCATCTTTTCTGTAAGTTCGACCATTTGACTCCTTTGACATGATTGCTGAAAGCAATCCGTCTGGTGCATTGATAGATCTTTCTAAAGCTGAAAAGTTATACTTTTCCGCATAACCTTTTACCAAAGATTCAACTTGATAATCCTTGATTTTGGCTGCTGCTTTAGCCTGTTTCTCCATTTCTTTTGTTTGGGTTTTGACAGATGCCGTTATACTTTCTTGAACTTCCTTAACTTTTTGCTGCAATGCAAATTGTTGATCAGCAATTTTTTTCTGGTCCGAGGATAAAATCTGTGTAAACGGAATTTTATTATCTTCGCGGAATTTAGTCATGAAAGTTGCATAATCTAAAGCATTCTGATTACTTCCACTTGCTTTCACTGTATTCAGAAAATACTGATTTTTCAGATTTTCTTTTGTTGCATTGCTTTGTATTTCCTGAATTTTCTGCAATTCAATAGTTTTCTCCATTTCCAGACGTTTTTTTCGAAGCTCTTCAGTCTCAGCCTTATGAGCCTGAACTACGGAAGGTGTAGAGTTAATCAATGCATCTCGCGCATTTTTAGCATTGTTATATGCTACCTTACTCTGATCATAACCTGCTGAGAGTTGGTTAATTTTTAACTTTTGATCATCAGTCAAAAAGTTAAGTTTTTCAATTGAAGTATTGAACTCATTCGAAGTTATCTTTCCTTGAGCATAAGCATTATAGAGTTTACGCACAGTTGCTATTTTTTCGTCAGAAATCGGAATAGCCTCTACAAATGCACTCAAATCCGAACCAGCCACAACAAATGAAACTCTTAAATCATCAACCTCTTTTTTTAACTCATGCAGAGTTGTTTTTTGTTGGGCAATACTTAATTTTTCATATTTATCACGTAATTCATCTACAGTCTGACCTTGGATACTTAAAGAAGCGCTAGAACTTGAAGCACTATCTTTTAATAATAAATAGGATGCTGCCACACCTGCCACAGTTAGCCCCAATCCTATTGGTCCACCAAGAATACCAACTAAGCCACGCCCAATATTTAAAGAACTAGTTTGAACAGCATTCAAACGAGATTGTGCAACAGTTAATTCGTTTGTTACGACAGTTTCAATTTTCTTTAACTCTGCCATACGTGTTACAGATGCCATACGCCCAGTAGCAGATATTTGAGCTTTTAAACGCTCAACTTCTAAAGCTTTTTCAGCTGCAAGTAGAGTTAAAGTGCTTTGTGCCTTTGCTATGTCAGCCAATGCAGCAGCTTTTTCCATATTAGTAGCCGTGATTTGAACAGCCGTTTGCTCAATAAGTTGCTTTGTTTTAGCATAACCAGCGACTACAGTATTATAAATTGCAGGAATATATGTACCTGCATAAAATGCAGCACCTATCATTAAAACATTTGTGGCTTTATCTAAGTTCCCTGCAAGCGTATTGATTCCATCAGCCAAAACAACTGAAGCTCCAGAGCTTTTTGATGCTTCACCAACAAATTTTACCAATTCATTATTTAATCTTGTAAATGCCTGCCCTACAGTCTTATCCGTCTTGTCATAAAGCGTGTCTACACTTGAACCAGCTTTTAACAATGATTTAACGATAACATCACCAGTTAGCTCCCCTTGAAGCATCATTTGACGAAGCTCACCTCGTGTCTTCCCTAAACCCCGAGCCATAGCATCCAATACACCAGATGCATTATCTTGCATAGAACTAAATTCTTCAGCCTGTAGTTTTCCACTTGCTAAAGCTTGCCCAAACTGAGTCAAAGCATCTTGAGCACCTGAAGCGCTTGAACCACTAATAGCTGTTGCCTTAGTCACAATTTCAGTTAGACGCGCAGTTTCTTTTTGATCAATATGAAGAGTTTTTGAGTTTGTTGAAAACTTAGAATAAATATCTGCAACACCATCCCAAGCTGCACCAGTTTTTTGAGCAATTTCAAATGTAGCTTCAGAAGCTCTATTGAGTTCAATTTGTGAATTCGTGACAAGTTTTAAACGATTGTTTAATGAAATAAATTCATCAGATTTACCAATTACTTCACTAACAGAAATTCCTGCCATAACAGATTTTACTGAAGATGCTAAAAAACCATAACTCTTAGCCATAGCAGAAATCTGACGATCTTGACGTTCTAAGGTTCTCGAAAAATCATCAACTTGAGCTTGAGTACGTTTAACTTCATTTTTAACATTGTCATATCCCTTAGTCATGGTCTTTGCAGAATCTTGCACGGTTCTACCAGCTTTTGCCATACCAGTTTCAAATCTAGCAGTATTTGCCTCAAGCAAAATTTCTACCCGTTTTAATAGATCTTCAGACATAAATATTTTCCTTTAGGCATAAAAAAACCCTGTTATCAGGGTTAATTGAGTTACTACTCTATATAAGTTATTTCTGACTCCCCTTCTGGAGTAAAAATACATTTTGCTTTTGCAGGTAATATTGCACCAAGTGCATTCTTTGCTTCGAACCCAATTAATACAACAACATTTCCAGTGGTCTTGGCTGTAAAACCAGTTGAGTCTAATAACTTAAAATTAACACTAGAAGGATATTTAGCATTGTTTTTTATCATTTTCTGACAAGAGTCAAATGCCATATCCTGACTAACAGCTTTTTTACTCTGTGATTCTATTATCGTACTTTTATCTAAATCATTTTGAGATACATAAAATCGCTCACCATTCAAACAATCTACAAAAAAAACTGCCTCTTTTTTTGGTGTGCTTCTGTTTTCAGATAAAGCAACAACTTCAATTGAATCGCATGTATTATTCTCATTTGCAATTTTATTTGCAGCTTTATGTTCTAAATCTGAAAACTTACTCATCCATTCTACACCCCATTTTTTGTACATTTTAGGAAATTGATCTTCTGTATAATTATTATATGCATATTCACTAATTTTCTTTGGTAATTCATTATTTACACTATTTTTTTCAGAACTTTCTTTTGCATTGCAACCACTCAAAGAAGCCAAAAGTCCAAATAATATTATTCTAAATTTATTAGATATAAACATATCGATTCTAATCCCTTAATTATAAGAGACTAGAATATATACTTGTTTAAAATAATATTGCAAACTAACACAAAGCATCCATTCTAGACTTAATATCATCCATAACTTCATTTGTGCTTCGTTCAGAATCATGCTGCCACATCATAAATTTATCAAAACCAAACTCATGATCTGCATAGTTAACATCAAATAAAGTTTTGGCAATATTTGCTTGAAATGCATTTTCGCGAATCATTCCAATCGGCTCAAGATGATCAAATGCTTGCCAATACAGGTACTCTTCGAAAGTCATCGTTTTTTCTAATTCGCCAACCGTTCGACCTAAACGTAAAGCAAGCTGAAAACGAAATTTTAGGTCGGGTTGGCTTTTTAGTTTTTTAACGGTTCAGGTTCGGTCCCTGCTTCTTTTTCCGCTTGAATTTCCGCAAGTGTTTTAATGCCATTATGTGCATAAATCTTCTTGACCAATTGATCTGCAATAGGTGCTGGTATACCTTTGATTTGATCTGCTGATAAGCCTTTTAATGTAAGTTCACCTGTTTCAGGATCACAGACAGTGGATTGAATCAGAATTGAAGTTGAATCTTTCTCAGCAGAGATCCATGCATCTCGGTCTGCCAATGACATTTTTTTAATGCCAATTGAACCTAAACCATCAACGGTATCTTTTACAAAATCTTTATTTTCAGCCAAAGCTAAAAATGCTGCTGCTACGCCAGTTAAAATTTTATCAGTCATTTTCTATCGTCCAAATAAGAATAAAGCCCGCAAAGCGGGCAATATAATTTGTCATTAAGGTGTGGTGGTTTTGGTTACTTTACCATTTACAGCAATTGTCAATTTAAAACGGTTCTTCTTGTTTGCTGCACGTACTGGAGAGAGTTCAGTAATTGTGCCTTGATATGTATAAGTTGTTTTTGCTTCATCTGGCAATTCAACTTTCCAATCAATCATTTGACCATCTTCAAAATGGGCATCTAACTCTTGTTGTTGAACACTGCCTGAAATCATTAACAATTCATACGCTAAATCATCAGCACTAATTACACCAGCTGCTGCTGTTTCTTTGTGAGTTGACTTCACTGTTGTAATATCATCAACTTCACGCTTTTTGGTCGGTAATGGGCTATCTGTGACTTCAAGCAATTCTGAGAAAGCTTGTGCAGACGGTAATTTGTATGAGATTGTGATCCCCTGGGAATCAATTAAAGCCTTATCAGCCATGTTCTGCTCCTAATTTTGCCAGATTAAAATATCAACTTGATGCTGATATAGTTGTGTTTCATCATCAAACCCACCGTCTTGACCACCCAATAATGAACAAGATGATAATTTCTGTTCGCTGATTGCACGTTTTACGATCCTTGCATCCAATTCACATTGAATTTTGTCTGCATTATGAATATTGATTTGTACACGAAGTTGCTCATAGCCAGTCCATTCTTTGACTGTATTCAATGCCTCTTCTGAAATGCCCTGGTAGGTAATGTAAGTACCTTCAAACTCTTGCCCCATTGCAAGCGGTGCTGGTGCAACTTGACCGTTAAACAATGGCGCAAGGACTGAATAAATAATTTCACTCGCTAACATCATTTATTCCTTCTAGTGCAATCATTCTTTTTTCGAATGCTGCCTTAACATATGTCCCGTATTTATCTTTGAAACGTTCGACAGCAACTTCTTTGTACCTGTCATATGCTGGCCGTACAAAAGGAACAGCAGCAAAAGTAGGAGTGCCCCTTTCAATAAAACGGTAATAGAATGCTTTAGATTTGATATAAATTCCTACTGCAACACCGACATTGACTCGAATACGTTTTCGAGCAATATTTCTCCGAAGTGTGCCTGGTCTTTTTAACTTACGTGTGTTTTGAGGACGTCCAGCTAATCTCGCTTTAGCTGAACCACGGTAATATCTGTAATAGGCTTTTTCAGCTTTTGGTGCATTCCGTTTAATTTCTTCAAATATTGGTTCGGAAGCGTAAAAAAGTGCATTTTGTGTGAGTTGTTTTTGTTTACCAAGCTTTTCAAGACTTTGAAGTTGCTCAGTTAAATCTGACAACCCCTCAATCTTGAAGTCAAATTCCATTTGATAATTTCCCTACTGTACACATTAACGTTTTCTTGCCTTTATTGACTGGTAATGCACCTGAAATTTTATAAATTTCTTTTGTGTCGACATCCTGGATAATATGAATTGCAGATATTTCTGGAAAATCATCTGGACGCATAACCACCCTACAAATTAAAGCTGAACCTTGAACGCTTGACTGGACAAATGAATTGGCACTGATCGGTTGAACTCCACCATAAAATTGACCGATTTTTTTCCATATTTGTTTTTTTTGACCACCAGCATTTTTTTCTTCAGTTTGTTCATAAATATCGAATAGATGGTCTAGATCACCTGATTGCATTTAGACCCCCATTTTTTTATAAGGAAGCATTAAATTCTCACATGCTCGGTTTACATATAAATTTGCTTCAGTTTGTGCAGCTCTATTTTGATACATATCTGTAATAATTAAATAAGCTGCAATTTCAAGATCAGCTGGATAGCTTCCATCGCTTTCAAGGATTTCACTAATCGGTCTGTCTACAAAATTTAGAATATGTTTCAAAGCTGCTTTAATGAGTTTACCGATGTAAACATCATCCCGATCATGTATTACTCGCAACTGATGCTTTACATCTACCAATAAAATATAGTCACTCATGAAAAAAGCCTCTAAGAATTTATAAAAAAAAGCAGTCAATAATGACTGCTTTTCCAATGTAATTAATTAACCGCCAGAACCACCACCTGTACCACCGCCAGTTGATGCAAGAATTTTAGAGAATTTACCTTTAATAAATGCTTCTGGACGTTTAACAGCCAGAGCCAAACGCTCTTCACAACGACCAGTTAACATATTTCGATTAAAGTCATCTTCGTTTTCACTTGCGATCACAAAATTTGTATCTTCGCGATCAAACAATTGAGCACCGTATTTGAATGAACCTGTAAGGAAATTATCTTCAAATTCAGCTATGGTCGTTTCTACTACAGGAAGAGTCCATAATGATCCCAAACTACCACCTGTAGGAGAGCCAACAATGTGACGACCTGTAGTATCTTTCGTTAATTCGATTCCTGCCCAATCAATCGCATGTAGAATATGACCAGTAGCAGGAATTTTAGCTACTAATGCCTGTAACATTGCAAGACGTAAAATGTCGATTCGCGTTGGATTTTCATAATCAAGTAAATTTTGGAAAGAAGTTGCTTGAGGCATAATTCCATGAAGATTTACCCCAACACCATCCCCAAATAAAATTTGATATTCTTCAACCAATTTCAATCCATAGCTCATTTCTATTTCAATATCAGAAATCAATTGAGGCAAATCATCCATTGCCTGTTTTGCAAATTTGAATGTATGAGCAATTGTTGAAACTGGTGTTAATTTCACATCATACTGCATAGCACTTTGAGGCTTTACTGTGTTTTCAGGAACGGGTTTAGCTGCATTTGTAAATCCAGTAATCTGAACCCATGAAATTGCATTTGATTGAGTACGCCCTGGTGCAATTAAGTCACGAATAACTAATTTTGCTTTAGCAGGGCCAATTGTTTCAATCAAACGATCTGGTTGAACTGCTTTACCTAAATCAACAGAAGTTAATGCATCTTGAATTGAAATTTTGTGACGACTACCAACTTGGATGTCTTTACTGAACTTCGTTAATGCTTCACTTTGTGCAATAATTAAACTGCTAATTGTCGCTTTACCATCTTTTGAATTCGATGGAAGTTGAGCAAACTTCTGTTCAGCATCACCCAAACGAGTTTCCAAATCATTCTTTGCAATTTCCAAAGCGTTATATTTGTTCGCCAGTTCATCTACTTCTGTTTTGGTTTTGTTGGCCAACTTTCCAGTTTTTTCAACTTCTGTTAATGCTTCCTGTGCTTTTGCATTAAAGTTCGAAGTTGCATCTTTTAGCTCTTTTTTTACATCAGCTAAAATTTCAGCAGCAGTTTTATTTTGATCAGTCATATTAGACTCCAAAAAAAAATCCGCATAATGCGGATTTTTATAAATTAATAAATTTAGACAGATTCTTTAAAAGAAGTTGCCATTTGTTTAAGTTCAAGTAAATCCGTAGTGGATAACCCTTCAGTAGCGTTTTGCTTACTATTTTGGGTAGCGTTGTGCGTACCCGTTTTTAAATCTTTAATCAGTGTCCGACGGTCAGAACGTGGTAATCCAATTTGAGCTAAAAGCATATCAATTTTCTTCGCTGCTTCATTTGAAGGATTTTGGTCATCTGATTGTTCCAAAAGAGCATCAGAATCTAACAATGAATCAGCGAAACCTTTTTCTACTGAATTTTTACCGTTTATCCAACTCTCAGCATCCATCATCTTCCCAAGCTCAGTATCAGCTAACCCTGTTCGAATATGATAAATATCAGCAATGGTTTCATCGATTTGACCAAGTAAATTAGATGTTTCAATCAAATCATGTCTGTTTCCCCATGCGACAGTCCAAGCATTGTGAATCATAAAAAAACCAGCACGTGCAATCTGAATTTCATCAGCAGCCATAGCTATAAATGATGCTGCGGAAGCTGCTAAACCGATGACACGCACTGTAACCTTTCCTTTGTGAGCACGTAATAGGTTATAAATTGCTAAACCTTCAAATACGTCACCACCTGGTGAGTTAATGTTTACAGTTACATCATTTTCAGCACCTATGGACCGTAAAGCTGCACTTATTCTTTTTGCTGTTACTCCATTATCAGACCAGTAGTCATAGCCAATTGGATCATAAATTCCAATTGTATTTTCAGAGTCATCATCAGCCGCTTTAATTCCTTGATTCCAGCGGTTTAATACATCTGGTGAAAACTTGTTATTCAATTTGCCACGCAAACTAAAGTCTGGCGCGGCAGGCATCTGCTCTTTGCGTGACATCAGATTAAATCCTCTTTTATGTCTATCTTTGACTGACCTGATTTTTCAATAGGCAATATATTTGCTGGAACAAATAAAGTATCACCGCCAGGTTTAGGTTGATCGCCATTTTCCAAACGGACTTCATTTGGTGTTTTCTGACCTGTCTGGATTTTTTTAGCATTTAATTCGGTTCGATCTTTTTCACTTGCTCTCAGTAAAGCATCAAAATCAAATTCAAACTCATACTTTTTCCAATCTTGCCGTGGCATCAAGTTCACTAAAATTGATAGCTCTATTTTTTCAAGGTATGGTCTAAAGTTAAATTTATAGCTCGCTGCGATTAGAGAGTCGATACCACTGCCCCATACAGAGCTTGCTGATTGATCATTGATCAGAACACTAGGAACCCCATAAATTCGAGCTATATCCTCTAATCCATAACGCATAGTAGTGATCAACTCTAATTCAGCAGGTGTCATTTTAAGTTCTTTAAAATCCATTCCATCAGGAAAAACGGGAATCTCATCCCCATCAATCATTTTTTTGACTTCACTTCTTAAAGTATTTCTCTGATCTTCTTTTGGAAATCGTCCTTCTTTAAGAAATAAACCACCAGCTGGAGCTTCTTTACCCATCAAGTCACTTGCTCTATCACTTGCAGCCAAAGCTAAGCCGACTGATTTAGCTGCTGCCTGTAATGGAGAAAGCCCTTTAACACCAGTTCCAAATAATTTGATATGCCAAACATCTTTATCTGACAAGATCAACTTTTCAGTGCCTGATTTTTGCCATTCAAAAGTTAACGTTCCATCATCGTTTAGAACAGGATTCATTGAACCTGAGTTGATCACTTGCATACTGACAAGCCGAGTTTTTGCAACATCGGCATATCCACGGTAGCAATAAGCATTACCATCATTGACCAGGTTAAGCATCAAGGTTTCAAAAAATTCAATTCGTGTCTGTCTAAAATTAGGACGATATGAAAGCAAATCAATTAGAGGATGGTCCTTAACTTGAACACGGGAACCGTCTGCATTTATTTGATACATTGCCAATGGAAGTGTTGAAACTGTTTCTGCAATAAGTCGTGTAGCAGCAAAAACTGCACCCACCGTCATTGCCGTATTAAAAGTGACAGGTCGTGCCGTATTGGGTGACATGACCACATTGTTCTGACTCCCTTTAGAGGGATCAACTGGCGCAAAACCCAAAAAGCCAGCAAGACTTTGCCAAAATTTCATCGTGAAAAACTCATAAAATTATTCATGTAATCGTCAAAAGACTGAGAATCTTCACCAGCAACCAAATCAAAAACACTCTCGTTGTCAAAATGCATTGCCCTTGAAGCTGCAATAATCATCCCAATTGCTAAGTCAATTTTTTTACCTGGTGAAGTCTTACGGGGGAAAATACATTCTTTAGCGTCTGGACGGACAACAACATTCAGTACACACCATTGCAATATAGGATTTCCATCATGATGTAACCGTCCTTCAGCAAGTAATTGCTCAATCCAGCGCATCGGCTCAGACAAATATTGAGTCGTTTGAGGAACCTCAATGACATTAATATCTTGATCCATCAGATTAGAAGTTAGTTGTGCTGCATGATATGGATCATGTCCCAACTCATAAAATGAATTTTCAATATGAAAATTCTCAATATCTTGCTGGATACGATCAAAATCAGTGGATGCACCTGGTGTAACGACTAAATGACCTTGATCACGCCAGACTGGATATTCATCAGGTCGCTTTTCACCATTAATCGCTTCTTTTGTATCAACAACACGCTCATTGATATATGCCGTTGTAAATATATGCCAGTGAATCTTGTCATCCTGTAAACGAGGTCTTAAACGTCCCCATCCAGCCAAGTCAAGACGACTTGCTAAGTCATAACCTCCAAAACAGACTTGACCTTTAAAATTTGACTCTGCTATATCTGACTTGGCAGCATCCCAAATTGATGGAGCAATCCATCCATCAACAGCCCCTACCCATTCATTTAAATGTTTCTGTCGAGTGATACCCTCCTGCTTAGGACTTACTTTGACTTTTTCAAAAACAGAATATAGGTATTTTTCAGTAACTGAAATTCCATAGTTTGGATTTGCCTTTGGCCAGACTTTAGGATCTTGCCAATCATCACCACGATCTAAACAAAACACCATCCCAAAATATTGATCATGAACAGCTTTACCTCGCAAAATATCAACAACGACTTGTCGTTCTTGATAACATTTGGTTGTCGTATCATCTCCAGCCGTAGTAATGGCTAAAATCAAAGGCTCTTCACGCGCAGCTACACCATTTGCCACAATGTCATACATATCAGCAGTTTTATGAGCATGAAGCTCATCAATAATTGCTGCATGAACATTCAAACCGTCTTTTGTTCCGCCCCGATCTTGTGAAAGCGCTTTAAGCGTACTGTTTGTTTCTGTCTGATAAACAGAATAAAGCGAATATTCAATACCGAAGTTCGAACGCATTCTCGGGGAAAATTCCACCATTTTTTTTGCATCTTCAAATACGATCTTTGCTTGATCACGCGAAGTCGCAGCGGTATAAACTTCAGCACCCATTTCACCGTCGATAAACGCCAAATACAAGGCAACGGCAGCCAACCAAGTGGATTTTCCATTTTTCTTTGCGACCTCAATATAGACATATAAAAATCGACGTTTATTTTCAGAATCTACCCAGCCGAAAATATTCAACATGCAGAATATTTGCCATGGTTCAAGGATCAGCTTATGTCGAGTACCATCAGGTTTAACCTTAGCCAATTTCCCTTTAACATGTGGGCAAGCTTCAACAAATTTACATGCATGGGTAACGCGCTCTAAACTCAGCTCATACTCAAAATCAATATCAGGTTTTGATTTGAATTTTATGTTTTGTAGTAGGCTCTGAGTCTCTTCATCGACTTGATCTGATTTAAATCCCGACTTTGCCAAATCTGATAAGAAACGTTTGATTGCAAGTTTTTCTAACTGACCTGCAACGCGCACTCCAGAGCGCACGTCTTGGCAATACTGGAGCGCAATTTTAAAATAATCGCGCATAAATTCTCACTTAACTTGATCTGACAGACATTCCAGAAAACTCATCTTCTTCTGTTGAAGCTGATGCACCAAGTAAATCAAGCTGCTGTTGTTTATTAACTTTGACATTTGAACGTGCAGCTGGAGTCAATCCAAACTCACGTGCAGTTTTTATAATTAATTCTTGCAACTTGTTTCTGATCTGGAGCCAAGCTGATTGGACTTCAAATTTATTCGGTGTAGTCGCAACCCAAGAATTAATATCCTGTAATTTTTCTTGGACCTCTTCATAGGCAGCCATGTTGTCGCAGTGCAATAAAAACACATCACCATCAACTACGCTTAGTAAACCTGCCTGTACTAATTTTGGTCCTAGCGTATCCCAATGTTTACGCGCTTTTTTATTCAACCATGCAGGGCATGGTGGCATTCCTAAATCCACTGCTGCATTTGCAACTTGTGCATCGCCATCACGGTCATCCCGAATGCGACTACCACTGAGCATTTTTTCTTGCAGTGATTTAGAAGGTCGTCCAGCAGACATATAAACCTCCAAAATTTCAAAATGTTTTTTAATATTAGAGGTATACCCCCCTATGGAATTTTGACCACGTAAAAATTTGACGGGGGGGCGGTCTTTTTCAGAGAGCCGTTTTTGACTTTTGACCCCCTATCCCCTATTTTTCTAAAAATCTGTTGATGTCTGAAACAAGAATGCTTGCTTCACTATCTGGAACAAGATAACCCGTTACACCATGTTCATGTTTGACATATGCAAACCACTGACCATAGCTATCTGAACCAGTTTTAGTATTTTTCTTTACACTCACAATATCTGAAGCAAGTACAAATACATTGGAATTAATTTTCACTAACATAATTCAAGCTGCTCCCTTTATAATTATTCTGCAATGAGCATCAACTTCGTCCAGTCTTGCAAGTCTAAGACGTTCATAGATCTCAACTCTATGTTGATGTTCATCGTTCCAAAGAACATGCAATGAACCTGTTTGAACAACTACACCAAGATCATCAAAGCCTTTGATGTCATCGCGATAGACGACTGGATCACCAAGCAAAAATATCTCTCTGTCCATTTTCAAACCTGCTTCTTGAAGTGACTGTAATGGAGACGGTGATTGAACCCATCTGCATCTTCAATCTCGATTAATTTCCCATCTACATTGAGAACGTTAAAACAATCATCAAGCTTACAACTCAGTAGCTCTACTGCATAACCAGTAGAAGCCATAGCAAAATCACCTTCAAAGAATGGATTAACGCGACCATGAAGCTCAACTTCTTTCTTAACTGGCTTCGCTTGATGTGACCAACTACCACGATCTTCTAACTGTGTCTTACGGTCATGGCATGACTTGCATAATGATTGCCAATTGTTCTTATCCCAGAATAATTCTTTGTCGCCCTTATGCGGAATGATATGATCTACAACGGTTGCAACTTCAATATATCCACGCTTCTGATGATCAGCACAAAGCGGATGTTCAGCCAAGTGTTCAAGACGCTCTTTTTCCCATCGTGCATCATAGCCACGCTGGTGTGCTGTACCACGCTCCCGATCTTTCTTACGAATCTTATCTTGATGATTGTCACAGTAACCTTGATTTGATGCATATTTTTTGCAACTCGATACAAGGCATGGACGTTTAGCCCTCTGAGGTGCTTTCTTTCCCATGATGACAAACTCCAGATCAAAAAAAACCACATGAACCTCCGAGGGAAACATGTGGTATGAAAAGAGTCTTTCGACTCTGGGGAAACTTACAGCGCTGAATAATATTTACAGTTACTCATTGTGGTAAAAACTAACTTAAATTTGTTTCAGTGTCAAATACTAATTTTAATTAGTTTTATTGATGTGAAAAAGAATATTTTTAGTAGCTACATCAAATTCTGTATTTAAATCCAAAAGCACCATGTTAATTGCTTGATTTAAATATCTATGAATCACCAAATGATTAACTCCAGCAATAAGTGCTCTATTTCTTGCAGACGGTTTGTAATTCGCTGTTACTGCACAAAACTCAACTAAAGCAACATTGATTACTGTCAACACATGATTAGATGCATAATCTATTATTTTATGCTCATACCTTGAAGTAAGCGCTTTACTAAACCTTGAAATATTTTGTGCATTGTTAGCACCAAGACATTTTAAACGAATTAAATTATCTTGAAGCGGTGAGAGATTCGCATAACTCATTGCAAGAAGAACATCCTGTGCAGTTAAAGCTCCATAAGAACCACCACCAATTGAATCGAAATTCGTGGTTTTCGGATTTAGTAACCTTAAAATTTTTTCCATGGTTGTCCTCTCCTTAAATGCATGTGAATGATGTGAATGATCGTGTGAATGATTTTAAGAAATGGTTCACATATAAATATAAATATAAACAATAATTTAAATTACATGTGAATGATGTGAATGATTTTATATATTTTTCTCGCGTGAGAGTGATTTCATTATTGATTGTTTTATGATCAAAATTTGTAGATACGTTATTTTTCTCCTCACGTGCGCGCGCGAAGAAATGGTTCACATCATTCACATGGGGGCTGAATGCATTGGTAAGAAAGGCTTTGAGCGTGGTAATGATTTGTCTGAATGGTTCACACAACCATTCACATCGTTCACATGATAAGCCGTAATTATTAATATTTTGCTTCAGGAACATCACCAACCCCATCTAAACTATCTTGAAATTTCTCGATTTGCAACCCTAGCCAAAGCTGTTCCTGCTCTTCTTTTGGTTTCTCACCAATGATAATGATTTTATTTTGACCAGAGGACCTTGAACCTTTCCAATGCTTAGCCTTATCACTCGGAACAATGCTATGCTTTTTCCCCTCAATGATGAATCGCTTCATACTGATTTGATGTTCTCCAGTCGTTCTTGACCACTGCCCAAACGCTTTATAAAGCTGTTCTGATTTACATGAAATATAAGGATATTTAGTATCTCCATTAACCCATTCATGGTAAAAAGTATCAAATCCTGCCCGTGAATAATCAATCATCGTTTTTTTGGCACGTGTCATCGGCGGCTTAACATGCTCATGGAAATCAGATAAGTCTAGACCCATTAAATAGGTATAAAACGCTTTCACTCCATTGGTTTTTATCTCCTGCATGACCTTTTCATGCAATTCACCATCTAAGTCTTTGTTTGGATTTAGCACTAAAAATCTTCGATCTTTTTCTTCAATCGGAAGAGGTTGAGTGTTATTGGATAAAAACACTGTATTCAGGTGGTTATTCATCTCCCAACCAGATACAAACTTTTTGCTGACATACAAAGTTTCACCAGTGATTAAGTGTTTAATCATGCCCATGACATTGTGCTTTTTCTTGTTATCTACAATTTCTTCAAAAACACCAAACAGCTTGTTTTCAATCCATTCGTTATACTGGTTATCAAGTTGTGCTTGCCCAACAGTAGTGTGGTACTCACCATAGATTTTTTTCATGATTGTACCGAACATTAAAGATTTACCAGACCCGTGAATATGCCCATGCATCAGTACGCATGTTGCCATTTTTGCGCCAATGTTTTGTAATGGGAATGCAAGCCATTTCAATAAAAATTGTACTGCTATTTCTTCACCATCACATAAGTCATGGATCAATGTGATAATCCCCTGACAATCGTCGAATACTTCAGGGCGTGAAAGCTGCTCATCATATTGATCGCGCATCACATCAATATTTAAGCCACGGTAAATATTGATGTAATTTTCATCATGATCATGTTCTTGTTTTGGATCGAAAATTAAATTTTGTCTAGGTATCATTTTGCGTTCAGGTGATTTAAACCATAAATCAAAAATGTTTGGGTATGCATTTCTAATATATTTGATAAGCCAAGTTTTACGTTCCTTAATATTCCAAGCTTCCTCAGAATTTGCCAATACAACAAAATTTTCAAGCAATTCCTGAATTGTCAAATTATTTGCAACATTCACATTGTATTCAAAATCAGATTTCGCAATAATATTTTTATGCTCTAACCAAAGTTTGTAATGCTTCTGCCCCAATAATGCAGTAAAAGCATTTTTTTTGATTACAATTTTATCTGAATCATCCCAAATATCTGTTTTTGTTTCAATTAAGTAATATCGTTCAACAAATTTTTTGACATCTTCAGGAATTGAACCATTTTCTGACGAAATACCGCCCCCTACCCCCTGATTCACAACCACATCATTTTTCACAACCATACTAGATTGTTGAGAATTAACCTCATTTGACCCATAAAGTTGGCTGGGGCTTTTAATAGGGGGTGCGGGGGAAACAATAGCAAAAGATGATATTGCGGTCATGATCTGCCTTTTCACAACCTCTAACCCTTGAAGCAAATGCAAGTCATTAAAATCAGTAGGGGTAGATATTGCTTGTGGCTGTTCCATATTTTGGTCTTGATCCACTTATACCACCTCTTCAAATTGCGGTAAAACTACAATACCGCCAGTCACAGCCACAGCTTTATTAGCATAATCTTGACCAGTAGAATCCTTAGCACTGTCATCATCCGCACAATATACAATCTGAGCATGAGGGTACATTTCACGTACTTCATGCCCCACTTTTGGTAAATTATTTGCAACGAATGCAAGAAATACAGGTAATCCTGTAGCTAAGTGAATGCTGGCTCCAGTTGCATAGCCTTCAGCAATACATAAAACATTATTATCCAGTTCAACAGTACCGATTAAAAAAAAGCATCCTCCTGTACGTCCACCTTTTTTGTTTCCCGTTGGATCTTCTTTATCAGCTACAAAATACTTACCTCCATCTGGGTAAATTGTTTGCATATTCCACTGAAAACCAGAACAGTCAAAAGCAGGAATTAGAACGTTTCCGTGGTGATCAATTTTGACTCCAGAAAGTGCTGGAACTTTTTTACGTTCTAAATACGGACTTGACTCACCTAAATAAGCATTTCTATATAAGCCCTGTGCTTGCCGCGCCACCTGTTGTTGTTTTTTTAACTCCATTTCCTGGGCAATACGTTCACGAATTTTTCGTTCTTCAGCCCATTTTTTACGCATAGCTGGAGTAATTGTACTTTTTGCATTCAATCCTACAGATGCTGCAACCTCTTCAATGATCTGTGAAAATGCCAGACCAGTGACTTTACCTATCAAGTCAAAACCATCACGGTTCCTACTCTCAGTACAGTTATTACAGAGCCAATCACCATTTTCATATTTATCATCAAAGCGAAATCGATCCTCACCACCACAATTAGGACATGGTCCATGTTCATCAATTTTGGGCACTGTTATATTGAACTGTGAAAATATATCAACCCATTTTCCGCGTGCCGCTTCTTTAACGTCTTGAAGTTCAAATTTAGCCATCAGAATTCACCTGCATCTTGATCTGCTTTCATTCGAGCCAATTTTTTAAGCTCTACAACCGCACCTATCAATTCCATTGCATGTTTTTCTATCGTAGCCATTTCAACATCAATAATTCGATTATCTTTTAAAGCATCACTAACCGTGCTAAAAAGCTCACCAACTCTATTAGAAACTTCACCAATATTCGCTAAAAAACCTGAATCATGAATGTCAATTTCGCCTTTAATCTCATAAACGACAACATTACCATGAGTAGTAGCTAAGCTCTCCAATACACGAATATCTTTTGTATAACTCACTATCGCTTCAATATGTTCTGGTTTGAGATGAAACTGATCATTGTTTACATCAACAGCTTTACTAAAAGTCATAACATTAAATCCGTTAATCTCAGCAATCGCTGATTTAGAACCATGACGATCTTTACAAGCACGATATAGGGCTACATCCAAAGGAAGAACTGCATTTTCAGCAGCAAAATTTGATAAAAATCTTTTCATATCCGATTTGCTCCCAAATTAGACATTTGATTGTTTTGATAAATCATTTAAATTTTGTTTACGCTTTTCTAATCCAATTGGAGTTCTACCTGCCGCCAAATCACGAATCTGATATTCACGCAAAGATGGAATGTTATTTTCATCCCATTGAGCTAAAGCCGCAGTTGTGGTTTTTAATTTTTCAGCTAATTCAGCCAATGAACAATTTAAAAGCGCTGTCGCCTCATCACGAGTCATGAGAATACCTATAAACTAATTAAACTTAGTTTTATTACATATGAGTTAACTAAGTTAGTCAAGAGCTAAGATAAATTAGTTTTTTATCGAGACCAAATTATGAATACTGTCGGATCACGTATAAAGCAACTAAGAAATGCAAGAAAGCTGACTCAAAAAGAGCTTGCTAAAAAAGTAGGTATTTCAGATGCTGCTGTTGTGCATTGGGAAAAGGATGTAAATATACCGAAACTTGAGTATTTGAATATTTTGGCACCACTTTTGAATACGACTATAGATTACATAATGTATGGAAAATCAGATGCCTCTGATACAGTAAATGACTATAGACCAATAACAAGGATGCTACCTGTTTTGACATATATCCAATGCGGCACAATGACTAATGTTCGTTCGATTTCACCCGATGATATTGAAATGTGGTTGCCTTCCCCTCCAGAAGCTGGAAAAAATAGTTTTTATTTAATCTGCCAAGGAATCAGTAATTCGCCTGAATTTAATCATGGTGATTATGTTTGTATTGATCCTGATGTGCCTTTAGATTCAGTACAGAATGGTGAAATGATTGCAGTATGTCAAGATGATGAGGCAACTTTCAAAGCTCTTGTGAGAGAATTTAATAGCTTGCATTTGAAGGCGCTAAATGAAAATTTCCAACCAAATATCATCCCACTAAAAGAGGGCTTTATTTATAAAGGAAAATATGTAGGCAAGTTCACACCATCAAAAAAATATTTCTAAAAACGATTCAGCAACAATAAAACTAAGTTTAATTAGCAAAAAATATTGACACCAATTCTAAGTTTAGTTAGTTTAATAACACAAGCTAACTTTACTTAGTCATATGGTGATTATAATGGTGAAAAAAAATTCCCTCCCTTTCTCTGAATTTGATCAGATCGTTATTGGTCGAATTTTTTCTAAAGATTTTGCTCAACCAGCAGTTAATGACCACTGGTTCTATAAAAATAAGGCTATCGCACAAATCTCTTCAGCTGTGAAAGCTATTCGTAACGCAACCAATCAGCACGATTTCAGTACAGCTATCACCCAGGCAAATGCGTTTCTTGACGCAGCATACGACTATGAATTTATTGACTTAACAGATAAATCAAAATGGCTATATGAAATCGCTCAAGCAACTCGTATCCAAACGATTGGAGAGCATGAATGAACACTAATATAGATCACGATGTATTCGCAAAAAAGTTGCAATCAATTGAACTTGCCAACCAAGTTGAAGAGTTTTTGAAGAGCCAAAACCTTGATGAGCCAGTTCAAATTCCTTTCGGTCATTCTGAGTATTTGAATACATGTAAGAAAAATGGTGTTGATCCTTACACCTTGTCTTTACGTTCAATTATGACTCATTCAGTAGAGCAAACCCATGCAGAAAAAAAGAATAATTCTGCAAAGCAAAAATTCGAAATAAACAATTTAACTTACACGCCTGACAATAGCTCAAATCGTCGGGAGTTTAATCGCAAGGCACGCGAGTTAGCCTGGATAAGTGGTCAAAAAAAGTTTGTTGGTAAATGTCAAAAACATGGTGAGCAATATTTCAATATTCGCAAACAAGGCAAAGACCAACTCTGTAGCATTTGCCAACGTGAATTTACTCGAATTCAAAATCAAAAACGAAAAGAAATGGTGGTGACTGCATGATCAATCCAAAGTTTGATTTAATAAAAAAACTTGGTCTTAAAAAAGCACGAGATATGCTGAACGGTTATATCCCTGCTTATGAAGATATGGTTGAACTCAGAAAACAGTATGATGCCTGGCATACTCAAACTGTGAATTATGCACATGTTAGTCCAAGTACTGTAGTTATCAATAAAGGGGGGTCAGAATGACAATTAAAGCTCAAACCTTGAACACATACCAAATGTTATTCATACGCTACATGTCTCCTATCATTTCGCTTGAAACTGTTGTGAAGGACTATATGAATAACATGTCAGTTGAGCATGCGAAACGCTTTGCAAGTAAACAACAGTTACCTTTTCCTGTAATTAGACTTGGGGAAAAAGCTAAATCAGCTTGGATGGTAAATATTGCCGATTTAGCTGTTTATATTGATAAACAAACTGCAATAGCTCAACAAGACCACAATGCAATGAATGCTTAATATTAAATAAAAGCCTCTATTTTGAGGCTTCATCATTTTTAGCTTTATCATTATCTAATATTAATTTTGCTAAATCAGTACTTACCTTTGTTTGTTGTACTAATGCACTAAGAACATCAACATCAGAAGATGTAGCTTTTTCTAGATCATAAAGAGTTTTACCAAAATACTTATCTGCTAACTTAATCTTTAGTTCTTTAATATCATTTTGATCCCACCCATTCGTATAGCTAGTTAATGCAATCAACTCTGCTTCGGTTTGCTTTGCTTGATTAGCAATTCTTCTATGTTTTTCACCTTCTCTTGATAAATAAAAGGCAAAACCAAAAAAAACAATTAAAAATGGAATTTTTGCATAAGTTTTTTTAAGGTCAGTTAAGTTTTGAACTACTATATTATTCGAATCAAATAAAAATAAAGCTACCAAACAAACAAGAGCGATAAACGATAGAATTCCATAAATAAACAATGAAAAAAATCTAAAAATCTCAGCTGAGAATAATTCTTTATTATACAAATCACTATATACCTTAATAGAATCAGTATTTCGAACAGACTCTAAATAGCTAAATATAATATCATTATCTTCTTTTATGCTTTCAAGATATTTTTTTGATTTATTTGAATCTCCTTGAATTTCTGTTAGTAATTTTTTAAAACCATTGAAAGATTTTGTATGATCTGCAATAACTTCATCTTCTGATTTTTTAAATTCATCAAGAAGTTTTAGCTTTTCAGCCCACAATCTTTTTAAATGAGCTTCCTCTCTAACAGTCTCATATTCAGTATAAATTTTAAAATAATCTTTTTTAAATACAAAATTAAAAAGCTCAGCTGAATAATTTCTATTAATATAAGAATTAATAGTTTCTAAAATTCTTACATATTCTAAATTTAAAGTGGCATGATCTTTAATCAGAGCTTCTGACTTTTCAATAAAATCTTTAAGTAATTCTTCAGGTATAAATAACCATTTATTGTTATTTAGATGATTTTCCAAACTTAAAAAAATGTTTTTTATCTGCTTTATCCTAAAAACGCCTCCATCTATTTGAATATCTATAACACCTACATTATCCTTAATAAATAAAAATAAATTCTCAGCATTATGGACACTAGGTATTTTCGAAAATATTTTATTTTTTATGTTATTAATTAAATCTTCAGCTATTAGATAAAAAAATTCCAAAATATTTTTTTTAAAAATTTCAGACGATTTTATATCACTAATACTCTTAATTAATTCATCATAATAATATTTCAACAAATCATTAAAATTAGTTAATTTATTTTCTAATAAATTAATATCAACATTCAATAAATTAGATTCAAAATCAACTCTTATTAATGTAATTAATTTAGAAAAAACCTGCTGAACATCATTCGATTCTTCCTGCCAGACTACTCCAAACTTATGCCCTTTCAAAGAATAGACTTCTTCAATCTGATCCTCAATTTTTTTTAGTAGGAATCCAATTTCATTTTTTACAGCACTATCCACTATACCCTCCAAATTAAACAATTTCTAAGTCAAGTTATTGATTTTTTTATCATAAATCTGGCAAATATTTGAATTTCTTGAAATATTTATTGCTTCATCATAATTCAAAACAGTCGTTCTAATAATATCTAAATTCACATAACGCTTTAAACTATTCCAATCATCATGCAAAGTATACTGTTGAATTTGTGGTATTGTTAGTCCTTGTTCTGCTAACCGAGTAGCTGCTTCATGCCTAAAATCATGAAAATGTAAATCTTCAATTTCCAGCAAGTCTCTTATTCTTCTCCAATTTTTGTCAATGGCATGAGTTGTAAATGGTACAAGAAACTGTGAATCACCTCCACGGCAGAGCATTTTCTTCCTTATTCTAGTATCAAGCAATATTTCTATTATTTTATCAGCCTGATTAGAAACAACGAACCATTTATCATTTCCTTTAGAACCATTAGGATGCTTAATTCCCTCGATAAACCATTTCTTATTTTCTCGATCATAATTAGAAATTTTTAATCGGACCAATTCATTTAATCTACGGCCAGTATAGATGCACAACCAAATCAACAAATACATTGGTGCGCCTACATATCTACTTCCAAAATTAAACTCATAATAACTCAAAGTTGTCACCTGCTGTAATTCTTCACTTGAGATTAAGCGAGCACGTTCTTCTGAATCTCCTACAATACGAGCCTTTCGTAAGCCCTTAATCGCTTTTTCAAACTCAACTAAATTGATCTCCAGTCCCCATACAAGTTCGGCATAATCAAGGACGGATTTAATACATTGAAGATCAAAATTTATGGTTGCTGGTTTAACTGGTTTTAGTTGATAGTTTTGGTTTTCATAACCTGCAGCTCGTCTACGTGCATGCTCACCATAATCTGAGCGCTTTAGCTCAGTAACACATATTTCAGCTATATCAAAAAACTGTATTTGATTTAATGTAAAAGCCTTTGATCTTCCAAAATCTTTAACTTCTTCAAGATATTTTTTAATTGCTGTACCGAGAGTCATTGAGGGTGAAACATTTAGAAAAGTTGACAATAGCTCAGGATTCTTTTCTAATTTGTCCTCTTGTTTTTTCAACCAAGCTTTTGCTAGTGCTTTCGTGCTGAATGTTTCACAATCAAAATATTCAGCATCTTTCCTACGAATCTGTATTATTGCTTTATATCGTGTGCCTTTTGTTTTCGAATTTAAAGTAACAATTCGCCCCAT